TGCGGTGCCCGAACTGGTGCCGATGTTAACCAGCGACAGATCAAACGTGCTGCCAACAGTGGCGTTGGGCACGGCGGCGTCGATCAACGCTGCGGTGGGCAAAGTGTAAACGGCGGGAGCACCAGAACCGGGGTTTGCAACCAGCATCTGGTTGACCACTTGAGCGGCGGTCAAAGTTGCGGTTGTAGTTGCGGTTTGCGGTGCAGCCATTGCACTCATAAGGGTTTCTTGACGGTTGCCAGCACCGACTTGATAACCACCTGCGCCATTAGGTAAAGCCATGATAAATTTCCTTCAAAAAGATGTTACGAAGAAAGGGGCCAAAGCCCCGTTTCAGATCAACCCCAAATGCGGCAGGCCATTTGAGGACGAATGGTGGAAAAACCGTACAACACGTCAATACGGCAAGGCATACGGTCGTTGTTGATGTCGTACTGGCGAACCACACGCAAGCTGATGCCATTGTGAACGGCGCGCGCGGCCATGTCTACGCCCTGGGGCAGCAACAAGTCAGCGGTAGCGAACGTGATGGCGTCCTTGTGGTAGACCAAGTTTTGGGGGTACTGGGTTGAGGCAGCACCCACAAACACCACGGCCTTAGCGTTAGCTGGCAAAGTCAGCATGGTAGCCAGAGCATGGTTGGCCGAGTACATCGGAGCCACGGTCACAGTAGCGGTGGTGGTGGCAGTCGTTGATGCCAAAGCCACGAACTGGAACAGCGAGCCGGTGGACTCACGGGTCTGTGGGTTCACAGCAAAGCAGTCAGCAATCGTAAACACGTCGCCAACGGCGATGGTTTCACCAGTACCAACAGTCAGCGTCAGCGTAGCAGAACCTTCAGCGGTCACAGCGGCAGCGGTGACGGTGCCGGTAGCGGCGCGGGTGCCAGTGGAGTGCTGCTTGATCGACTGAGACATGTTGATCTCGTCAAAGCCCAACACACCCATGCCCATCATGCCGTTCTTGAATTGGCGGCTGATGGTGTCGGTGGGGTTGAACAGACCTTTCATGCCTTCAACCAAACCAGCGTTAGCGGCGGGGTTGACGGTGGCATAACGGGGTGACATCACAGCGGCGTTTTCGTTCAGCTTCTGCTGGGCTTGCAACAGCACCAAAGAAGTCGAAGGAGTGGTGCCAGGAGTGCCCACGGTGTTACCAATGCTCTTGTAAGCATTGGCAACGTCGGCATCGATGGAGCTGGCCAACTGGCTGATACGAGGCTTCAACACACGCTCTGCAAAGTCATCCAATTGCATGGTCAATTCAGCAGAAGTGAAGTTGACACCAATGTGCTTTTGGCTGGCCACGGTCAAGGTGGTGAACTGCTCGTTGTCGTCTTGAACTTGCAAGGCGGCGCCGTCGGTCACCAAAGCGCGATCAGGCAGGCGAATACGCAGGGTTGAACCAATCTTGGCACCTTCAACAGCAAAGCTGTCGTCGTACTGACGGTTCACGTTACGGGTCAACACAAGGTTGTTTTCGAGAATCTCAAGCGCTTTGCGCGTGATCATGTCGATGGTTAAGATACTGTTAGCCATGGAAAAAATCCTTTAAAAATTTAGCGGTTTGCCTGCATCTTTTTCAACTGTCGGGCTCGTTCGGCGTCAATCCACTCTGAGGCGCTCATGGTCTTGGTAGACCGTGGGTCAGTCGTGTCATAAGCCGGCGCTCCAGAGGAGCGAGCCGTCACGGGAGAAATCGGTGCTGGCGCAGACGTTGTTTTCTTGACCGGGGGCGCTGAAACCAATTTGGCCTCAATTTTCCCGATCTCTTTCGCCTGGCTCAAGGGCGTCATGCGTGAGATACGTTCCGCTTCTTTAGGGTTAGACCCGAGGTAGTACGCTAACTCAGGGCCAATCTCCGAAGACTGAATCGTTTCAGCCATCACGTTCGTAACTGGAAGTTTGGGGTTGTAGGCAACTTGTTCAAAGTCGTCGTACTTACTCCGCGCTTCTTCCTCAAGATCGTGGTAGCTCTCAAGAACTTGCGACTGCTGCCTAGCTTGGTCACGTTTGGCGATCAGCTCTTCTGCCTTCTGATATGCCAATGCTTCCGCATAGGCTTCAGGGCTTTCAAACTGGTCAACAGACGTGGCTGCTGGCGCTTTTACAATTTGCGTTTCCGCAGACCGCTGTGCTTGCTCTCGTTCCCACTTACGTTGCTCTCTTGCAAGGCGTTTGCCAATGGCTGCATCCAGTTCCTCTTGGGTAAAAACCCTAGAAGGTTCTTTTTGCTCATCAGCGACTACCGGCGTACTTTCAACAGTCTCAGGAGTGGCCGTCACTTCCGTTGCTGGCGCGGAGTCAACTTCCGCTAGGTTTTGGACTTCTTCAGTCATTTCAATGAATCCTAAGATTCCCCGGTGAACCTCGCCGGTAAGGGTTTGTCAGCATTATGCTGGAATTTGGGCTTGTTGTGCAATTTGTTCTTGATAGGCAGCAATAACCTCAGTTATTTAACATATAAATTTTTACGGTTGTGTTGCAATGACTTGCGATGCGCCCGTAGCAAACCGAACTTTAAGCACAGTTTTTCCTGTCCCATCGTCTATTGCAAATAATTTAAAACCGTTTGCTGGGGGTGCTGCTGGCTCGGAAGCCAGTTCAGTTCCTTGAATAGATGATGCGCTAAAAAGTACGTTGTCATTTGAAACTTCTACAACTGGTACATTGTTTATTCTTAGATACAGCAGACTTGTGGAATTTAACGAATTGCTTGCACCCGATGCAAGCGCAGCTAATATATAGTTTGAAACAGACGGCGTTAAATTTTCTGGGTAAATTGAACCGTACCCAGTTCCTGCACCATTTGTTCCAGTAAGAATTTTTAAGCCCGCTTGAGTAGTTGCTCCAGTGCCTACGCGCAAACTTTGAAAAGTTGCGTTTTGCAAAACTAGCGTTGTTGGTTCATTGTTTTCTATTGTTGCAAAAGCAGAAACAGTTACATTTAAAAATACATTTCTTAACGCACCGGACGCTATGAAAATATCTTTAACACCATTTACCTCACAATCCCCACCCATTACTACACCGTCAGTTTGGCCTGACGCAAAATAAAGTCCGTATTGCGTATTTGATTCGCATGATGGCGCAATGATTGTGTTAGGGCCACCCGTACCCATGCTAATACCAGCACCAACATTGCTGTTGCATTGAGGGCTAATTATTGTTCCCGCATTTGCGTCAATTGGCGATACGTCATGGCAATAAATTCCATCATTGCCGTTTGAGGTGCAAATTGGGCGCACCAAGAAAAAAGTGTTGGAGTTAGTACCATCAACAACGCTGCTTCCAACACGAATGCCAGCGCCGCCCATGTCGTAAACAACGGGGTCATACCAACTGCAATGATTACCGTTAATCACAATGCCATCGCCTGTATCAGCGCCAGCCACTTTTGCCCTGACCCCACCGCCAACACCAACAAAATTAGCAACTGTAATTTTGATTCCAGGCTTTGCCATGCCTGATTGTTTTATAAGGTAAGACCCTAAATTTGGAGGTATGTTTGCACCTCGGTCTTGTGGGCCATTAAAAACAACCTTGATCGGCTTATTAAATAAAATTGTGTCTGAAATTAATGGCGTTCCATTAATAATTAAAGTTTTGTTTTCTGCGGCAGTAATTGCCGCCCTAAGATTATCTGTGTCATCAACAATGCCATCGCCAACTACACCATAGTCAGAAGCATTTACTGGTGCTCCAGTAATCATGGAATATGAAACTTTTGTAAGACTCATTTTATGCCTCCTTTAGAGGACTTGGATTTGCAACTATTTGATTGTTTTGCAAAATGTATTGACCACTAATAAGTTGGTCATATTGTGCATCCGTTAATGCAAAAGCACCTTCTTGCAAAGGATAACTATCTTCACGAATTTCAGTTACACCGTCTTGACGGATTAATGCGTATTTCATCGTATTCTCCTTGCTCTGATGACACCATAAGCATTTGCTGTGCCTATGGCAAAAGATACTCGTGTAACTAAATAAACAGTTGTTGTTGAAGCCAAAGACAATCTTGTTACAGGCGCAGAAACAGCATAATCAATGGTGGCGGCTATGTTTGTGTTTGTTGTTATAGAACCCATTTGACCTAACGAACCAGAAGTGGCTGACGTTGTTGAAACCCCATAATTTATGTAATCAATTGTGGTGGTCGCGCCGGTAGTTATTGCAACAAGACCTGTTACATCCCAATCACCAGCCGTCAAACTAATGCTTGTTATGTTTGCATAAGTTGCCGTGGTTAGAGAAACAGCGGAACCACTAGTAACACTTGAGGAAATAATTTCACCAACAACTCCAGCATCAGCATTATCGTTTGTTGCAGTACCCGCAATGCCTTTACCTGATGTACCAAAAATTACATTTCCAGATGATTTAACATTACCTACAACATCTAGTTTTTCCGCTGGACTAATTGTGCCAACACCTACACGACTATTTGTGGCATCGGTGTAAAACAAGTTGGCATCTGTATCGCCTTCAATACGCACGTTAAACACCGCACCAATTTCGTTAACCACAAGATTGGTCGTGCCAATAATCATTTTCTCGGTCAATGCACCAGCAGTTGCAGTTTCAAAGTGAAGCTGACCCTGTTCAGCGGTTGATGTTGGGCTAAGAATAGATGCGTGAATTAAACCGTAGGCTTGTTTGTTACCTGCTGAATCTTCACCATTAAATTCAATTTCACCCAATGTGTCAGATGCCGCTGGAGTTGCTGAGTCTCTGTACAGATCGAGGATAGGTGCGGCTGTTGCGCCAGCATCAGTAGACGTTAGCGTCATGCCCAAAGCATTAAAAGATCGGCCCGCAGTTAAATTAGCAACTGAAACTTGTTTTGTAGTGCTAGATTGAACAATAGGCAATACTTCAGTACCCGCAAGCGGGACGGTGGAAGCGGGTAATGCGGAGATTTTGGTATCGGCCATGATGATTCCTTAATTAAACATGACTTCAATGGATGAAGTAATAGGCGGTGCTTCAGAAAATGTCAGCGTTACGCCCGACACGGTATAAGTGTTTTTCTGTTGATACACGCCGTTGATATACACAAACGTAAAATCTTCACCCAACGACGCAGAACTAAGTGTAAATACAGTTTGTAATCCTGTACCCGTAAAATTATTGACTTGAAATGCCGCCGCGCCAAGACCAGAAATATTGTCGTAAGTTGCTATAAGCACATCTGCTGATGTATACAACGCAAACTTATACGGCGCAGACAATAGCCAAATTTCGCCGCCAGGCACGCGCCCTGCGGAGTCCAAAATAATTGGGTTGGTGTGCGCCGTGTTGCCGCTAGAAGATGTGTATGTTGGTTTTGGTGTAGTTGTCCCCGCTGCGTAGGTGTACAGCTTGCCGCCAGACAGGATTACGCCGCTGTTGGTGAAGAACTGGGCCGCAGCGCCGCCCACAGGGGAGAGAAAGACGGCCATTTAGGTCACTCCAAAAGAATTAAGCCACCGTCCTCTTGGACGAGATTGTCATTGTTTTCGCACAACAAATTGCCTATGATGATCTCGGCATGCTTTCCAGAAACCAGCGTGGCAATACCGCCAAGACCAATGGCTACTGCGTTGCGAAGAGCGACACCAAAGCTCATTGCTTGTTAATCGGTTTGCAGTATATCGCGCCGTCATCCGCAATGCGAATGGCGCTTACGCGAAAAGGAGCGCCGGTGCCCATGGGCAAGTAAAACGGGATCGGGGTGTATGCAGGGATTGGCGTGCTGCCCGTTGTTGCAACAGCAGCGGGGCCAATTTCTACATAGCAAGGAGTTGTTGACCAGACCATTACGCCTTCAGGGCCAGAACCCCAATCAGCAGTATTGCCCGCAGAACCGCTGTAAGACGCCGTGCGGCCAGGAAAACCAGTTTGTGATAGCGGATTCAAAAGTTCCATGATGCGTCCTTATGCCAAAAAGCGGAGTTTGTACAGAGTGCGAAGATAAATCTCAATGATGTTGTCAATGAGTTGCTGCAAAGATGAGTCGGATTTGTCAGCCACTTCATACCGGCAGTCTTCAATTTCTTTTAGCGAGTCTTCCAAAAACTCAATAATGTTAGCCGTCTTCTTTGCCGAATGCAAAGTAATTGGCCCCATCAAACCATGCCGGCCTTGATAGGCTTCAGCAAAATCATCAGCAGCATCAATGATGCGCTCATAAAAGTGCGCCAAAGCCTTGTGTTTGGAATAGCTGCGGGTATTCAAGTGGACGCTGTGCGTCACATCTCGGGCAAGAAACAGCAACCCTACAAAATCACACGCTTTCATTGTGGCATCCCTTGTTGTTCGGGCATCATCTGTTGAGGCATCATCTCATTCTGCTCCCGGCCTGGCATTTCGCTTACCAAGTCACCTGATGTAATCATGCCATGCACCGTGCCCAAGACTATATCTTGAATTTGCTCTGGTGACATGCTTGCCTGCACTTGGGCCAAACGCTTGGTTTCAGCTTCGTATGCCTTGACCTGGGCCTCAAAGTCCTTGCGCTCCATGTCTTGCGCTTCAATGGACTTGCCGACATTTTGGATCATCTGGTGCATTTGCTCCATCTCTTGGCCCATGGCCTGCATCTGCTGCTGAGCCGCCTGCAATGCTGGGTTGTCCTCGCCATCCGACATGAATTTGGGATCGATGGTCTTGGCAAAACGCTTAGACATCTCTTGGGCGCCAGGCCAATCCATGTTCTTGACAAACAGGTCACCGGCCACAGCCCACAGTTGAGGGTTTCCTTGCAACAGTTGTGCCATTGCTTCCAGTGCCTCTTGACGTTTGGTCGCGTAGCCTGGGCCAGTGATTGCTACCACGTCGTACTTGCCAACGCTTGGATTGTAGATTTTCTCCATCACAATCCCGCGTTCATCAACGATTTTGTTGACCGGCTGCTCTTGATCGGGGTTGATCTTGACCATCTTGGTTTCGCCATCTTCACCGATAATGCGAGCGATGCGCTGGGTGTCGTAAATCTTGGGGATCAAGTCCACCAACTGACGGGCCACATGGCGCACGCCGCGAGCCAAGTTGTCGCCATAGTGGTATGTGCCCACATCGCCTTCGCGCTGGCGGGCCAGAATGGCTTTGCCCGAACGTTCGTTGGAGCCCATGCCCAAACTGGCGTTGTATTGGCCTGTGGTGCTTTTGATGTCTTCAGACGCCCCCGCCTTGGCCTGCAATAGGCCGCTGGAGGCCATTGGAGGCTGTGCCCTAGCTGGCAATGGCAACATGCCGCCTTGGCCGTCTGTAACGTCTGGGTTGACCTCCAAATACGGCCAATTCTGCGTGTTGGCGGTCTTCCACTGGGTCTCATACCCTTCAAACTGCCCGCCGTAGCCAATGAACGGGGCTTTGGGCGCCAAAGCAAGCATCTCGGCCTCTTGGCTCACCCAGTAGTTGTACATGCGTTGGGCATCTTTGGCGTTGCGCACCAAGCCCGACACGTACAAACGACCGTCAACTTCAAATTCATTGCCCACGATACGGATGACAGGGATGTATTTGCCCGCCCACTCGCGCTCTTCAAGGATTTCGTACCCGTTGATCTTGCAGTACTTGACTTTTTGGCGGTCAGATTGGCGTGACTTCTTGGGCTTGCCGTAGATGGCCCGCAATTGCTTGTCCTCTGGCGTACCCTCAAACGCCGTGGCGTTGCCGGGGTACAAGTTGAGTGTTGCAGGGTCAAAGTCGATATAGTAGTAATCCGCGATGCGGATCGTGTCTTCATTGAGCCAATTGCTGATTGACTGATCGCCCACACCCAGCGATTGCAGGGTTGTGATGGGCGCAGCGTCTGGGTACATCCGCTCAAACTCGGCCTTGGTCAAGTCTTCAGTAATAAAGCAATACTTGGCATCCGCGCCGGTCGGGTCTTGAATTGTTGGATCCATGTAGACCGAAAAGGAGTTGCGCACCCGGCCAATCTTGATGTCTTGATCAAACGTGTTGTCGTCGCAATACTCGGTCAACAATCGAAGGTAACCTTCGCCGTAAGAAACTTGGTTTTCGCAGGCAGTGTCGTAGGCCACGTCAGCGTCGCTGATGTACTCAATGTGCCGAATCATGCCGTTGAAGATGTCGGCCACTTCCACGTCGGCGTTGTCGTCCACCGGGATGACCTTAGCGCCGGGGCGGTTCTGGCGCTGGTCGTTGGTGACTTGGCGCACATGTTGGGGCAGCTTGTTGATCGTCAGACACGGGCGGGCGTTGATGGTTTGACCTTGCACGGCGCCACGGGTAGCCAGTACGTCGGCGGGCCACTGCCAATGGTTGTCGGGCGAGCCGGCATAAAAGCGCAGATCATCGATCTCATCCTCGCGGCTCTCGGCAAGCGCGGACACCGCCATATCCAGCCTAGCACGGGCTGTGGCCAGGATGTCAGACGCGCTCTTCTTTGGTTTACCGCCTTCGGCCACTGCGCCAGCAGCCGCAATGCCTGTGAAGTCTGCCATTATTTGATCTTGTTAAGGACTTTGTCCACCGTTGCCTTGACATTGTTGCCCGATGGAATCGTGGCATTGCAGTTGGCAGTGGGTGAACGGGTCTCTTTGTTGCGGTCAGGCATACCGCCGCCCGACATTTTGGGTTCGCGGCTGTTCAATTTGGCAATGGGTGCAAGAGTTTTCATTTCTTTTCTTTCGGGGCTGCACGTTTGACTGCATACGCAATGGCCACGGCCTGCTTGACGGGCTTGCCCGCCTTGACTTCGGCCTTGATGTTTTTGCGGAACGCTTCGGGGGATTTAGATTTGACGAGTGGCATGTTACTTCTTCTTTGCAGTTTTGGCTGAATTTTTGAAGTCTTTGGCAGTTGGAGCGCCAGGCGAGCCCGGTTTTCTCATCTTCTCTTTAGAGCCAGCGGCAATACGTGCCTGCTTGGCGTGAATGTTTGCGTAAAGTCCAGGTTTGGTAGCCATGTCAACACTTCCATCTTTTAAGGGCTGCTTTAGCGCGTTCGCCGTCTTTGGCGTTGGCCGCTACAGCACCCATCCTTGCACAAAATGAATCTTTGCGACCTTGGTCTGCCTTGGTCTTAGGGTTGGGTGCCGGCGCCTTGAGGTTGGAACCTGTAGCGGCGTTGTACTTAGCGCGGCCCTTCTCAGTCAGACCCGCACCCTTGGACACCGGCAACTTCTCGCCGCGACCGACTGACAGAGATACGCTCTTCTTCTTCATGCGCCCATCCATCCTGTAGACACTGCGCTACCGTAGCTTCTAGCGGTGCGCTTGGGTTCAGCATACTCACGATGTGCCACTGGAAAGGCAAATGTGACGCAGATAGCGTCAGCAGCGTCGGGTGAGGCAAGACCGCGAGCTTTCATTTCCTTTTTGCTTTCCAAGAAGATTGTTCCCCGTGAATCAGGCTTCATCATAGGCGAAATCAAGTCCGTCTTCAAGAACCTGTCGTTGGGGATACTAGCAGATTTCAGCCATTCTCGCATATCTCCCCACATTTGCGCGCGCATATTGCCATACATGATCGGGTTTTTGGCTTTATTCCCAAAGTTTATGCCCTTGACCTTGTACCGTTGCTCTTTTAATCGATCAACAATACCCGCCCCCAGCCCGCCTTCGTCGATCACAACCAGCGCGGGCTTAAATTCCTCAATCGCTTCAATCACATACCCCACCACCGTCATGGTGTCGTCGCCCCTGTGGCGCATTATCTTGACAATATCCCGTCCTTGCCTGACCGCGATCACCGTAGCGTCCGCTCCAAACCGCGCCGGGTCTACGCCAATCACAATTGGGGCGCTGGCATCCTTGTACTTGGGCCGGGCCATGGCGTCGTCCACAATGTCGGCCCCGATGAACTGGTCATCGCCCGCGCTTGGGAACATACCGTAGACCTCAACGTGCGCCTGGGATGAGTCAGGCCCATATTCGTCAATGATTCGGTTGTAAACCGCTTTGTCGGTGCCTTCAACCGTCCTAGCGTCCACGATTCTGGTGCGCCAAAACGCCCGTTTGCTGTTGAAAGCCTCGTAAAAGTACCCGGTGTTGCGTCGCGGGTTGGAAAACGCCAACCAAAAGCGGTTTGGCGTGTTTTCTGTAAAGAAACCGCCGGTCACCGCCCAGATGGAGTCGTCAATACCACTGGCCTCATCAAAAACCACCAGCACACCGTCAAAGTTGTGGACACCAGCGTAGGCGTCGGGGTTCTCCGCTGACCAGAGCCGCCCTTCCACGCCCCAGTACCGGGTGCCCTTCTTCAAATCCCGCTCGACCAGTTCAGTCAGCCACTTGGCCGGCATGACGCGGGTGGCTGAGACTTCAAACCAATGTGAGTTGATGGCCATGGCCAGCCATTTGGTGATCTCGGCCCAAGTAATTGACCGTAGCTGGGACTCGGAGTTGGCCGAAATAATGGTCGTCGAACCAATCCTGGTGGCCAGCATCCAGATCGTGATCCATGAGACCAACGCCGACTTGCCAATACCCCGGCCAGACGATATAGCTTCTTGCAAGACATCAAAGTCTGCTTTGCCCTGGTTCAGTTTGATGTGCTCGGCGATGTCCAGCAGCACCTCGCGCTGCCATTTGCGCGGGCCAGTGAAGTGCTCCAGCGGCGTGCCCTTGACGCCCCAAGGAAAAGCAAACATTACAAACGCCAGCGGGTTGTCCTTGATCGCCGGGCTCCACAGCCGGGCCATCAGCTCTTGTTCGTCTTCAGCGCTGTACTTGGTGCTCTGCATGCGTGGGTAACTCTAGTTTGGGGCTGGGCGCGTGGGCGATGACGTCGATGACCCGGGATTCAGCGTCGCGCAGCGCCTGGGTGACTGAGATGCGCTGGTCAACATCAATAGTAATAGATTGTTTGGCCACCCAACCGTGGACGTTCTGAAGTATGGCCAACGCCGCTTTGGAGTCGCCCTCTCGCGCTGCCTTGTGCAGGCACTGAGACATTTCCATCTCAGCGTCTGCCTTGCCTTTTTGCGCGGCCATCTCCGCAATTGGGTCAAGCTGCACCAGTTGCCGGTATTCGGCGGGCAACATGCCAGACGCCAACGCCAACGAGTCGCCTTTCAACCCCAGCTTGGCGGCTTCGTAGATGCGGGTTAAGCGCGCCTCAGTCGCTTCGACCTTGCGCGGTGCAAAAGGTAGGCTTTCAAACATGTGCCGAATATACCAAAAATAAAATTAAAAATTTGTGGGTCGTGTGGGCAATGTGGGCTATAAAAAATTTTGTTTGTGGCCCCTCCGCTGCCGTGGCCCTCTGGCCAGGGCCCTCCCCCGGGGGCCCTCAAGCAACCGGCAACCGGCAACCGGCACGCGGCCACCAGATTGCAGTTTGTAGTACTTTAGTGGGGGGCAATGTGGGCAGTGTCCACATGACCCGCACGCTCGCTGGCGCATGGCCTGGTGGCCATGTGGCCATGACCATGCGCGGGCATTTGTGGGTCATGTGGGCGTTGTACCCACGATTTTTTTTTCGCTCTCAAACGTGGGGGTTGTGAGCATTCGTGAGCCATACACCTACTGTATAGCTATATAGTATTACAAAAATATCTATCATCTAGCGTATCATTTAAAGTAGTCCACATTGTCCACAAATGATAGTTTTCACTCTTAAACCCGGTCAATCGCACGTTGTCCACAATAGCCCCAAAAGCGCCCACAATCGCGCCCACGCTATCCACACCCAATAACCCCACACAATCGAAGGTCTAAAAATGTGGGCATTTGACAAGCGCTAGACATTGTCTTACATTACATCACCGGCGCGATTTTGCACCGGCATACAGTCAACTAATCGAGAGGTTTTCAATGTCTAATTTGCCCACAACACTCAATAAATGGCAACGCCGCGAAATCGAAACAATGCAGAAAATGCAACATTTCGGCGCAAATTATCTGGCGCGCGGGTTGTCTATGCTTTGGCGCAGCGCGCCGAAGAAAACCCAGCAAGCTGAAATTCTGGCACTGGCGCAACGCCTGGGCGTTGATCAAAATCCGGAATTCATTATTTCTAACCAATGCACGTTCATGTAAACGTCAACCGCGCGGCCACCGGCCGCGCTCAATTCACTCAAATACAGTAAAGGTCCATCATGTCAAAAATTCTAGGTTATATCGCTTATGAGGGTCCATCGACCATTGACGGCGCGCCCATTGTCGTCATTGTCAACAAAATCCACACCGATTCTAAAAACGATAAGACCGGCGCGATTGTGCAAACCTTTATTATCCGGTCCGATATCGCGCCCATGGCCGCGCTTCAATCGGGCGAAGATGAATCCATATGTGGCGATTGTGGGCACCGGCCATATCTCATTAAAACCGGCGAGAGCGAAGAACCGCCATGTTATGTCCAAGTCGGAAAGTCGGTTCAATCGGTTTATCACGCATACAAACGCGGCCGGTACGTCAAAGCGGACCCGGCCACAATCGCCCGCGTGCTCGCCGGTAAGATTGTCCGTATCGGTACATATGGCGACCCCTTCGCTGCGCCGGTGCGCATGTGGGCGCAGATAACCCGGTATGCGGCCGGCCGGCGCGGTTATTCGCACCAATGGGACCGCGCCGATTTTGACGTGCAAGCATGGGCCCCTTTGGTTATGGCAAGCGCGGACAATATTGATCAAGCTGCGAAGGCTAACTTGCTTGGCATGCGCGTTTTTCGCGTGTCAATGGGGGTTGACGTTCAACCGGGTGAGGCATCATGCCCGGCATCGGCCGAAAGTGGCCGCCGGTCTACATGCGCAAAATGTACCCTTTGCTCTGGCACGTCAATCAACGCGCGCGATATTGTAATCGCCGATCACGCGGCCGGTCATGCGCGCCGGGTTATTTCGATCGCTAGTGTGTGACCTTATGTGGACCCTTCGGGGTCCATATCGGGGCGCGCACTGGTGCACGCTATCAACTAATCGAAGGGTAAACCATGGTTAAGACTATGAAAGCAAAATTTAAGGGTAAGGATGCGCGCACGGGCGCGCCGATCTACCCGGGCGATGAGATCCAATATTGCACGACCACGCGCCGCGCATGGATTACCGCCGAACCGGGTGAGATAACGTTTATCGGCGAAAGTGGCCCGACCACGTTTTATCGTAACCCGCGCGGGCGCTGCGAAGACGCCCCATGTTGCGGATGCTGCACTATTTGAAGAGGATCATCATGTTTAGTACTTATCTGCGGTTAAACGTGCCCGTATGGGCCAGCACACGCGCGGTTATCCGCGCCACCTACGGGCGCCTGCGGCCATCTGCGCGCGCCCACGCCCATCGGGCGCCACGCCACGCCATCATCCGCGAGATGCTGGGCCATCATGCGCGCGCGCAGGCATTGCATGAGAGGGTTAGTGCATGACCTACTACACCACCAAAGCGGCCGCGCAGGCCCTGGCCGATACGCTGACCGCGCAGGATGATGACGCATGGCTTTACGAAGTACACGCGAGCCCACGCGGGTTTTATGTGGCCGTTTTTGATTTTGATCACTTTTTTTTAGGAAACCTATGAGCACATTTGAGCGCGCGCAGCGTATTGTTTTTTTGGTGGCCATCATTGTGGTGGCTTTGGATCTTTTTATTTGGAGACCATAACATGCAAACGATTAAACTAGGGAAAACCCTATACGTCACGCGCCGGGATGATATTCTGGCGCATCACGCCAAATGCACCGGCAAGCAACGCAAACTTAAAAGCAAAGGCGCGGAGAAGCGGTTCTATCCGCCCATGGGGGCCACTATGTCCACGGCTGATTATGTGCGAGCCTATGAGACGCTCAACGCTCAAAAGAACCTGACTAAGTGGGATTGGCAATCCCTGAGCACCGCGCCCACGGTGCCAAGTGGCGAAGATGCGGCATGGGAGGTCGATTATGAATCTAATTGATCAAGATTATGTATTGATTGAAGGCGCGGCTTGGGTGGAAGTGCAAGGGTTCGCGGTGCGCATACGCGCCAATTCGTCCGGGTTAGCGGTTGACGTGTATAAGTCAGGCGCAGAGGGGGAAGACACTTTGGCAAGTATTTGTCTGGAGCCGCTCGATGTTACATCCGATCTTTGAGGATATTTTGAGGCGGTATGCGCCGCCGCCCCCACCGCCCAAGGGGGAGGCATGGCGTTGATCTGCGCGGTCATTTTGGCCGCTATACTTGCGCTGCTGCTGGACCTCTAGCAGTTGCCAACATTCACAGGGCCCCTCGCGGGGCCCTTTTTTTGTGTCCACGCCGTAGGTGGCTTACACCTCGATCATGCGCCTGAGATCGCTGCGCGAATACTCTCCCAATTCAGGGGCGCAGAAAACATGTTTCTTGGTCTCAAAGTCGCGCGACTTGATGCGGCCCATGTCGATCCACCCGGCCTCTTTGAAGGCATGAAGAAGCGCGGCCTGCACGACTTTGACGTTACCCGGGGCCATGCCCTGGAGCCGGTCACAGAGGCCATAGAAGGGGCCACCGCACACGCCACGCGAGAATTCGCCCGCACGCCTGCGCATGAGGTCAACCAGAAACGACTCAGCGCCGCTCATGCCGTGCTCGACCATGATGGACTTGGCCTCAGTCATGGGGGGCGCAGCGTTTGGATTCCACGCGGCCACGTCTCGCGTGTGCAGGTAGTGGGCCACGGCCTCGAACCCGCCCCGGCGCTGATACCAGTTCCACAAGCTCACGGCCTGAGCTTCTGGGAGCTTGGGGGCGTCAGCCCAAAGGACAAACCAACGGCGGTCTTCTGAGGGGATCGATATGGCCACGCGCTCATTGGAAAAGGCGATCACAAAGACCCGGTTCAAGGCCATGTAGGGGTGGAGACCCTTTCGATTGACCATGAGCAGCTCAGGGGGCGCAGCGATGATGGGCTTCAACGTATTCTCAAGCGCGCGCCTGTCCTTGGCTTCGGCCTGGCGCAGTTCGGCGATTTCCATCACCTCGCACTCAAGCGCATAGCCCCATTGGGAGGTCAGTTCTTCATTCTTGACCAGTGAACAGTTGTGCTTGGACGGGCCACCAATGGCCCAGAAGAAGGGGGCAAAAAGGGTATCTTTGCCCGACCCGTGATTACCGCCCAAAAGGATGGCGTGATTGATCTTGTGGCCTGGGAACTGGACTTTGTGGGCCAAGGCGTTGAGCAGGTGCTCGCGTTCGAACCGCTCGGGGATCATGCGCTCCACATGGGCCAGCCACAAGGACACGTCACCGGCCACCGGCGCAGGGCGGGCATCGCGCCAGCGGTTGCCGTAGACCTGACCCTCGCGGGCCACCAGCACGGACGCGCCCGCGGCGTAGGTGATACCCACCAGTGACTTGGCGCCCTTGCCCTGGCGGTTCTCATCAAAGGACGTTGCGGCCTCAATGCGGCGCTTGGCGTTGTGTATGGATTTGCAGTCAATGTGCCGGAACAAGGCGTTGAAAGTGTTGCGCGACACCTCCCGGCGGTCGGTCATGTCGAAAAAGGCGTCATCGGTCTGCACGTAGGCGAAGCGCTCAAACCATTCGTTTTTCTCCACGCGGCCAAGCTCTTTGCGCTCGACCTCGGCGATGACGCGGGCGGCCTCGTCTGGGTAGTCGGCGGTCGGGGTGAGCTTGGCGCGCACGGACTCCATAGCCTGGGTGAGCAGTTCCTCACGCAAGCCGGGGGTGTGGGCGGGGCCACCTTGGTCGGCCACCCACGTCAAAAAGGCGCGGGAATCAAAGTCAACGCAATGCGAGTGAAGGCAGCAATACGCGCGGTTGGCGGGCATATAGCGCCCCTCTGGGTTGCCGTCGGTATGCTCTGCGCTGTTGGGGCAGATGACGCCCGCCCAGCCCTCGCCATTGGGCTTGGAGAGCAGCAGACCTTGGCCGGAGAGCCACGCCATCACATCGTCCGCGCCATCGTCTGAGATGCGGATCGGGCGCAGGGTGAGCGAGTCGGGTTCGACCGGCGTCACGTCCAAGGCCGCGCAGATGTTACCTAGTGTGTATTCGCGCTCGGGATGGAACTCCACCAGACGGGCGGCGAAGTTGTCGCGGCCTGGCTTCAAGTTGACGCTACCCGGCAGCCGGAAGTTGCGCACCGGGTTACAGGCACCGGGGTCGGTGTAGCCCGCCTCGGCGATGGCCTTGATGGCCGCGCTGAACTCGGCCTTGGTCGGTTGGTCGCTGAAGGCGTATCCCCACTGAAATGAGCCGGGGGAGGTCTCCATGATCCAAGTCGGGTCGAGCGGGGGCGTCTTGGACTTGGTGCCAATGTCGTCCAGCATCATCACCAAGATGTATTCGCAGTTGGCCGCTGACGCTGACACCCGGCCCTCGGCGAAGCGGTCAATGATAAAGCTGGCCGTGTTGCCGTACCATGCTTGATCTGCTTTGATGCGCTTGGGGTCGGGCAGGAATGCCGGCCATGTGCATTTGACGGCCCCATCGGCGTGGAGTTGTATCTCGCCGTCTTTCAACTGTGGTTTTTGCCTGACAATGAGCGCTGTCTCGCCATTTGGGGCAAGTTTTGTAATAAAATCCAGAAATTCCAAAATGTCTCTCCTTTAAGAGCCCGCCTGCCAGCGGGCTTTTTACTTGCCGTACCTAGACATGATCGCCACCTCTGCGTCAAGGGGCAAGCCCTTGGCCCACTCGGGCGGCGTACACATCACCTCTTTCAATCGCACGGCCATCTCCTCTGGCCGATCGGTCTCAATGACCACTTCGTCATGGACGTGGAGCACCACATCATCAAGCTGGCGCAGGGTATGGCGCAGCAAATCATTGGCGGTGGCCTGTGTGATATTCTCACACGCTAGACCCTTCCAAAGGCGGGCTCGCGGCCATTCTTTTGCGTCTGCTGCCGGTTTCCATGCGGCCTTGGCGTAGCTCACACCGTCGGCGTCCAGCTTGGCAAATGGGTAGCACAGCACCCGCGCGGAGGGCAGAGCGTACCAGAGATGTTGGCCGTCGAATAGGTACGTAACCCGGCCCACGCTAAACTCATGGCCCTTGTTGCGCATGGCGCGGGTGTAGGCTTCTTCAAGGTTTTGCCAGTAGGGCACAGACCAAGGGTTTGCCCTACGCCATGCGTCCACCATGCGCTTGGATTCGAATTCAGTTAGTTGCACGCCATAGGCACGGCCCATGGCCGCGAAGGCACCCACGCCGCCGGCAAAACCGCAGGCGAGCTCTTGCACCTTGCCGATCTGGCGCTGATCTTTGGTTACCTCATCGACCCGCACGCCGAAGGTGGCGGCTGCGTTGACCTTGTACACGTCCTCGCCCTTGGCGAAGATGGCCAGCTTGTCGTCCCCACGGCCTGAGAGCCAAGGGTTGGCGCGGGCCTCGATGGCAGCCCAATCGGCCACAACCAAGGACTTACCCTTAGCGGGGATCAGTGCGGGCCTGAGCATCCCCTTGAGGACATCAGTAACGCGCTTTCCAAATCGAGGAACAATTGAATGGCCTCTGACCATTGCAGTTCTAACGTCTTCGGGCGATTCGGCGCACTTGCGAGTGAAATTGTGAACCTGGGCTCCATAGCTAGAAGCACGGCCTGTGGCGCTGCCGCCTGCGAATACAAACGCGCCTCGTACTCGGTTGTCCTCGACATCTGCCAGGCTTGCAAGGCGGCTGAACTTCGCAACCGACGACGCCCAAAGGTCGTCGGCGCACTGAATGACTTCTTGAACATGGGGTGGTACCTCCTCACAATTTAATAAATTGGCCCGCACAGTCTTGTCGATGCTGTACTTCATCTCGCCGTCTTTGTAGGTTTCCATGAGCTTCAAAGCCTGCGGGCCCACGCGCTCGATCACCCACTGGCGCATCTTGGGGCTGCGCACGCTGGTGATCGCGCCCTCGGTGACCTCGGCCACGATTTGCTCAATCTCGACCAACTCATCGCTGGCGTATTTGATGGCGGCCTTGCACAAGGGCACATCGACCAAGACGCCCCGGTCGTTGATGCGCTCGTTGATGTGGTAGTCCAGCAGCTCTTCCTCTGACAGTGGCTGCAGCGCCTTGCTGATCGAACGCATGGCGCGCACGTCTTGTTCGCAGTAGGCCACCATCTCGGCCATGAGCTCGGGGTCGTTGCGGAATGGCGGTATGCACAGCAAGCGGATCAACTGTGAACCACGGTGATCCTTCTTCATGGACGCGCCGGCAAAGCGGCCAACGTCTTCAAGGCTACCCGGCGCACAGTTGGCGCGGGCCTGGGTGGCGGTGCAGACGAACTGCTCCAGCTTGAAATTGATCTGCAACACGTACCAGAAAATTAGGCGCTCGAAAGCAGCGTTGTGGGCGTAGATCAGGCCCTTATGGTTGCGCACGCGCTCGGGGAAGGGCCCGGTGGGCAGCCACGTCTGCACCTCATCATCATCAAAAGCCCACGACATACAAAGCACGTCGGTCGATGGGTCTTGAGCGTAGTTGTAAACGCCTGCGGCTTTAAGGTCGCAGGCGCTACGAGTTTCAAAGTCAAGCCAGAGTGTCATTGTTTTTTCATCTCTTGCAACAGAACCGTCAGCTCAAAAGCAAAAGAATTTGGGCCGTATTTGTTACTGCCGAGGTTGCCTTCTTTAAGGCGATGCTCCAGTGCTTCAACGGTTGTTTCTTCGGGTTTCCATTGGCCTTCAAGCGCATAGCATGAGCAGTGAGAACCGTTAACTTCGTACAGTTGGCCGTCTTTACGAAACAACACAAAAGCATCGCCTTCATAACAGGCGTATTCATAGCTGGCCAACAGTACTTCAATATTCTGAAACTCGGGTTTTTCATGCGCCGGCGTTGGGTTTTCGCGGTAACCATACCAGCGGTCGCTATCAAAGTCTTTGCACATGCCTTCAAACTTTGAGTCTTTCCAATCATTTAAATAAATCGACATTACTTTACTCCAATGTACTTTATAGGCGGGGCCAGCCTAAGGGCCAGCCCCTATTTCAATCAGGCAGACCGACGACGACGGCCAGCGGGAGCAGGCGCGGGGGCTTCGACAGCAACCTCAGGCTCACCGTCCATGCTGACCCACTCTTGCACCTCGAAAACCGGAGTGTAGATTTTGCCGTAGCTCTTGTGGGCGTAGTGATCCTTTTTGAGTTTCACAATTGCCACTGGCTTTGCTTGGTCTTTTTCGACCTGCTCTGCCAACGCTACAGCCAAGGTCTGCACAGAACGCTTACCCCCCACTGACGTGGTGGTGTACCGCGCTTCCATGCCCTTGTCTTCACCGCTGATGCACTTGAGGCTCATGCCCACTTGTGTCTCCCAACCTTTTTTGGCGCCGGGGGGCGCTTCATCAAGCTCGGGCAGCGGTTGGGACACCGACGCCATCTTCTCGGCCAACACTTCACCATCGCCCCAGGCGATAAAGCCGTGGACAAAGCTGAAAGGGTTGATGGCCCAGGTGGAGTCGTCTTCCACTTCGGTTTGATCGGCACCGAAAACCCAATGGCCAGTCTTGTCCATTTTCAGGATGACCGTGCCGGCGGGGCCCACGTCTGCTTGGATCGCGCGCAAAGCGGTTGAGAGGGTGGAGACTGCGGGCAAGCCCGCTTGAGAGAACGCTACTAAATTGGACATTTCTGTTCCTTATTGAAGTTTAGAAAGGGCAGCAGTCAACTGCTTCCCGATTTGAACCACCGCCGGCCTGGGATCACTCTCAGACGCGATGGTGTTACCCGAACTGACGGCGACGACCAGATCATCAGGCAGGGCTTGCTTGCGCTTTTTGAGCGCCTTCTCAGCCTTGGCCGGTGAAATGATTGATGTCTCCATCACCTCAGATTCTGTGAGACCGAACGCAAACAGGGCGACTTTGGCCTTGTCTTCGTCAGTCCACTGTCTGATGGCACGCTTGGCCACCAACTTGTAATCAGGCAGTTTAGCACCGCTGTCCAGCATCTGAAGGGCCAGCGCGCGCAGGTCAGCGATCCACTGCTCCAGCATGTCAGCGTTCTTCAGATACGCGCTGATCTGCGGCGCGTCCAGGCTCTCAATCGACGTCTTCAAGGCACGGTCAACAGCGCCGGTCATCTGTGGGCAGATGGGCTTGGCTGCGCACCAGCGGCAGTGGTCGCCGGTCTTGAGTTCAGCGTCTGGCTTTTGCGCCAGCTTGACCGCTTGCACCAACTGCAACTCAAACTCAGCGATGCGCTTTGGCGTGGTCACCCAGCGCTTGACTTGGGGCGGCTGCACGATCACGCATTCGATCTCATCGACGCCATCAAACGCCCACTTGGCGCTTTCAGTGCGCATGGCCGCTGCGGCGTAGAACATCAACTGCGGATTTTCCACCACGTCAACCATAACACCATCACCAAACTTCCAGTCCAAAACGACAGCGCGTTGTCCACTCCGACCAATAAGATCAGTACTACCGAACACACCAGGGAGCAAATCACCAAACCCAACGCGTGTTTCAGCT